GGCGATTTCGTCCTCGTGGGTGGGGGCGTAGGGGGGATTCTCACCCGTGCTAAAGGAACCGACCTTCTTGATGAATTGGCCCTTGTTGCCCCCGTTGTCCTTCAGGTGGTTCAGGTATCGCTTGGCCTCGCCGAGGGTCTCGGAAGAGCCCCCGGTGAGGATGTCGGGGTAGGTTCGCACGAGGTAGTAGTGGCGCTCGTCGCCGTTGGGGGACACGCTGATCTCGTCCACCAGTTCGATCTCATCGACGGCAGGGGGTCCGAGGGGAATCTTGCGGACCCACTTCTCCAGGACTTCATCGCGGGTTCCGAAGGCGATCTTGCTGGAGCCTTCCTTGGTGACACCAGCGGCGAGGCCGGGGTAGCCAAAGTGCTTCAGGGCCTCGCTGAGTTCAGACAGGACGGAGTTGATGCGGCGATCAGCCTTGTTTGGCTCCAGACCGTCGCAGGTACGAAGCTGCTGGGCGAGGTCTTCGAACTCCTCGGCCATCTTGATGCCCTTGGCCTTCTCTTCCTTGGCAGCACCTTTCTTGGCCTTGGCCTTGTCCTCTTCCTTGCGGATGGCCTCGCACTTGTGGCAGAGGTAGCCAGCACCTTCGCTGTTCTCTACCATCTTGCCAACGGGCAAGGACTTGCCACAGTCCACACACTTGGTGGTCTTCTCGGCTTCCTTGGCGGCTGCCTGGACGAGGTAGCCCTTCTTCTTGTCCTGCTGGGCCTTCATCCACTGGGGGCGACCGTCGATGGAGACGTCCGTAGTGCGCTGTTCGGCTGTCGTCGTCGTGGTGGTCCCATCGGCAACCGAAGTGCTGGTGGAGACGCCGTCACGGCCCTTGGCTCCAGGGTACCCGGAGCGAACTGCCTTGCTTCCCAGTTCCTTGTCCTTCTGGAGACCGGAGGAGATGATGCCCTTCAGGGAGGACATGACACCATCAGGCAGGGTGCAGGTGTAACCCTTCTCCCCCTTGGTGATGAACTTCTGGGCCATGGGGGTCAGGCGTTCCACGGCCTTCTGGAAGGCTTGGTAGATACCGGGGTAGGATTCCTGGGCCTTGGAGAGGGGGACATCCCCGACCTCCTTCTGGAAGGCAGACCACACGGCATTCTTCAGGGCATCACTACCCTTGGGGGCGACGGCAGACACACCACCGGCAGGGGCGGGGGCCACGATGGCGGGCTTCGGGGGTGGGGGCGGAACGGGGGCGGCTCCCTTGGAGAAGCCGTAGAACTGCTTGGCCACGTCCATGCTGCTCGCGGCGGTCTTGTCGGAGGAGGTCTTCACGCCGGTCAGGTGCATCCCGTCGAGGAGACCGGCTTCCTTGAGCAGCGAGGCCCACTGGTCGCCGTCGATCTCGTGGCCCTGGATGTCCTTGAGGTGGAGGCTGTAGCTCGTGACCTCCCCGGACTTGTAGTTGGTGTCGCCGTCCGTGCTCACCCAGCGCAGGCTGTTGATGTCGGACGAACTGGGGTGAATGTAGTTGTGCTGTTCGAGTTCGCGGATGACGTCGCTGCGGTCCCAAATCTCGTTCTTGACCTCGAAGCCACGCTGATCGGTGTCCCCGGCGTCGATGGATTCCTCGTCCCAGATTTCATAGGTCTTCGAGACGATGAACTGCTCTTCTGGGCCTTCATCTTCGCCCTCGGCGGAGGAATACAGCCAGAACTCTGAGCACTCCTCGCCGTCCTTGATCTCCGTGCGGCCACTGAACTCGAAGTGGTAGTCGTCCCCATCGGCGGCGGGCAGATTCTTGGCCTGACTCACGGGGAGCCAGCCGTTCATGGACCCGTCAATATCTTCCAGGACGTCCTTGGCCCCCCGACGCTTCAGGTCGGCAGAGACCTCGGCTAGGGTGCTGGCGATCTTGAGGGCACTCGTGACCACTGTGGGCTCGCTGGCCTTGCGCTTGTTGAACAACTTCGACATGACTAGGCTCCTGGGAGACGGAGGGTTAGCGGATTCCGGTGACGAACTTCAGCGTGAGGACCAGGGTGGCGGGGTCGATCTTCTCTGCCCTGGCATAGACCTCGAAGGTGAAGCCTTCACTGACCTCAGTCTCGTCGTTCCAGATGGCACCCTGAGCCCAGGATGACTTCAGGGCATCGGCGATTTCGATGTCCGTCATGCTGGCGAGGATGGCCCGGAGCGTCTCGGCGGGGGCACCGGGGTTGGCCATCAGTGCGGTCGAGGTGATGAGAGCTTCTTTCAGGTCGATCTTGAACTCAGCGGGGACAGCTTGGAAGGGGTAGTCCCGCTTGCTCACACCAAAGCCAGCGATGAGGCTGCCGACGAAGTCACCCAGGACGCTCTTGAGGAACTGGGAAAGCTGGAAGGTCTCAGCGGCTCCGGCAGTCTTGAGGCCAGCGGCCATGTTTATGCTGGAGGGGGTGAGGTTGTCCACCGTGCGGTAGAACTCACTCTGGTAGTTGGTGCCCCGGACGTTGTGCTCCTGGCGGAGGGGAGTGCCCTCAGACTGGTAGGGGGCGCGGATGCCACCGATACCACCAGGGCCAGGGTTGGCACCCGTGGAGTCACCCAGGGGGGCTCCATCAGGGTTCACCATCATGTCCTCAGGGGTGCGGGGATTGGCACCAAGGGGGTCCACAGCGTTGGGGTTGGGCAGGTTGTTCTCGGGGTTGTCCACGATCTCGCCCAGGAGTTCAGGGTAGAAGTTCTCCAGGACACGACCTGGGACCAGCAGGGAGATGGCCTGCTTGTCCATGGAGGCAACCACGGCCTCATTGTGCTGCTCGACCGTCGTCTTCACACCAGGGTCTACGATGGTGGAGCCCATGGCGTTCTCAACGATGGAGCGGAGTTCGGAGACGCTGTCGGTCAGCCAAGCCCAGTCAGCGGGCTTGTCTTCGATGGCCTGCAAGGTGGCGTTGCAAACCTGCATGACTTCCTTGTTGATGCGGAGGTCGTGGAGGCAGGCGAGATACCATTCAACCTTGTCGGCCAGAACTTCCGTGTTCACACCGGCCTGGAGTTCCACGCCAATGGCCTGGACCTTGTCGAGGAGGCGGAGGCCACGGCTGATGTTCTCAACGGTGAGGCCGGGGACGACCTCTTCGTCAGGCTCGCCGCCCTTCATTTTGACTTCTTCGACGTCCACGGCCTTCTTCCTGGCGGAGGCGTTGATGAGCGAGCGGTTCTTCACCGTGTAGCCCGTGCCGTCCTTCTGGAAGAGCCCCTGGGACTCACCGAAGGCCAGGGCCTTCTTCCAGTCACCGAGGGTGTCCTTGAGCATGGCCTTGAGGGTGTCACCAGCGAAGTAGGTGCTCGTGCGGCCCGAGTGCTTGGAGACGAAGGAGTTCACTGCCTGGACAATGCCGGGGTCAACAGGCTTGTCCTTACGGTCGAAAAACCCAGCACTCTTGGGGTCCGGCCCATCCACGGTAGCGGAAGAGATGGTCTCCTTGGAACCGGCCTCGCCGTAGTCTGGGCGACTGCGGAGGCCCTCGGAAGACACACCAGCATCCTGGTAGGTGGTGACCTTGGCAGCTTGCATGAGTGTGGCCACCATGGTTCTGACCCGGCTGACCTTCAGTTCGGGATCGACGTTGTTCAGGCTGGGATCGTTGGGGTTGATGCGGGCGTCCTCGGGCATGATGATGTTCGTGCCGTGGACTTCGGGATCGGCCTGGACCTCTGCGTCCTCGGCCTTCTTGTCCGCCCCACTCTTGGGGTTGATCTTGACGACCTTGGCTTCCACACCAGCGGGGCCACCGAGGTAGTCTAGGGCCTTCTGATACTGGCTGAAGTCGTGGGTGCCCATCATGGTTCCCATGACGAGGCCGCGAGGTTCGCTGGCGTTCTCATACTTGGTGGCGAGGCTGGGCTTCTCCCAAGCCCGCTCGGGGGCGTTGGCGTTGAAGTAGGTGGCCTTGCCACCCTTGATGAACTTGATGACGTAGTAGGGCTGGGCGGGAGCGGCTGCCTTAGTGAGGCTCGCGGTCGTGCAGGCGTCACACACCAGGGGGGCGATGGCATCCCCGAAACCCAGGGGGGAGGCCGAGGCGACCAGCTTGGTCTTCTTGCACATGGGGCACAGATTACCCTGGGTGGCCCGCTTGTAGGCACCGGCCAGGGTGGAGGCGTCCACCTTGAAGGGCTTGATCCCAGCGGCTCCGATGTTGGTCTGGATCTGCTGTTCCAGGGCCTTCACGACGGCGACTTCCTCGTCACTGAACTCGGGGTTCTTGTGGGCGGCGGTCACCCGGAACTTGTGGGCTGCGGCCTTCTTGCCCTTGACGACCATGGGGGAGTATTCGTCACCCACTTCAGCCGGGACGAGATCAGGGAAGGTGCGGTCGAGGCCCTCGGTGGCAACCGTGGAGGGCACCTTGAAGATGTTCTGCTGGGCTGGGATGGATTCGATCCGGTAGCCGGTGTCGGGGTCCAGGGCCTTCATCTGCTCGAAGACGTTGGACAGGCTGGGATTGAAGGGGGCGGAGAACACCATGTCCCGGAGGAAGTAGAAGATGGTGTCTTCGTTGAAGGGGAAGCTCACGTAGGAGAGGTTGTCGGCCCAGCTAGGGCAGAACACCATGAGGACGGCTTCCTTGCCGTCCGGGCCGGTGAAGATTTCTTCCTTGGCCATCTTGAGCTTGTCGGAGTCCAGCTTGGTCCCACCCTGCTTGTGGAGGGTGAAGTCGATCATGCTCTCAGGGGACACGCTGTGCTTCAGGTTGGCCATCAGGAGGATGGTCGGGAAGCTCTCGCTGGAGGCACACACGCTGGGGGGCACGATGTAGAGGTCACCGAAGACGAGGTCTTGGCGGTAGCCCTTCTTGCTCAGTTCAAGCCTCTGGATGACGCCGCCCTTCTTGGCCTTCTTCACGCCTTCCTCGACGGTGGCGAGCAGCGTGACCATGGTGGCATCGGGGATGGTCGTGAAGGAACGCAGGGCTTTGTTGGCGGTCATGGTTAAACCTCGTTACGTGTGAATGCTGCGCTGTCGAGGCGATTAACCTCAGTTCGGAGATCAGATTCTCGGGTGGCCATCAGGGAGCGGAATGCCTTGAGGACGGCGATGACGGTGTCATCCCCCATCCCGGCCTCCTTGACTGACTTCTTGAGGACGACGGTAATCTCGCGGAGGACATACTGGAACTTGGGACCATCGAAGTTCAGGACGTCCTTCTTGCTGAGGGCATCACCTTCCTGCAAGGTCTTGCTGAGTTCGCGGAGGGCCTTGATCTGTTCGACCAGGGGCCGGAGCCTCCAGGTCTGGTTGGGGTCCACCTGAACCTGGGAAAGCTGCTCGTTGACGATGGCGATTTCACGGGCGATCAGCCGGGTGATGACGCTGACGTCTCCGGTGGGGTCGTCGATGAGGCGGATGATCTCCGTGAGGGTCCGGGCCTCGAAGCCCGTGATGCTCCCCGTGAGAGTGGCAGACGATACCTTGTCGTCGTCGCCTATGACGAATACCCGTTCTTCGCTCATTCCACGTCCACTCGTGAGGTCGCGGGGATCTCAACACCCAGGAGGGTGTCACCGGGACCGTCATTGAACTCGATCTCCATGGCGTCAGCCTGCATGTCGTAGCTGGCCATGTCCTGGACGCCGTCCTGAACGCCCTCGTAGCTGGCCTGCTTGCTCCTCGCACGGTCCATGCCGGGGAAGGAGAGCAGGGTGCCACCCGTCAGGCCGCAGTGCATACCGGCGCAGCGATAGGAGCAGCCCGCACACTTCTTGGCACCGACGATGGCATTGCTGCTGGCGAGCTTGCCCTTGAGGAAGGTGCAGTCGATCTGTTCGAGGTTGACCTTGCCGCCCGTCTTCTTCAGGTCAGCGAGGAACTGGCCGAATACCTTACCGGCCTGCTGGGAACCGATGCGGCCCCGGACCAGGGAGTAAGCCTGACTGAAGTTGTGACCAGCCGTGATGAGCTTGGCGACGTCCTGGATCGTGGTGACCTCGGCTTCCTTGGCGGTGCCGCGAATGCTGACGACCTCGTGAGCGGCGGTGCGGGTGAATACCCGCTCCTCGTGGACGATGCGGGCAGGGCCGGTTGCCTTCTTCTCGGCAGCCTGGAAAGCCTTTAGGGCAGCGTTGGCAGTCGGGGTTCCGTGCTCTTCCCGGACGGCCTCGAAGGCGGCCTGGAGGTCCATGCCTGCGTCCATCTTGGAGGCCAGGAGGGCGATGCGGCCCTGGACTGGGCTCTCGGGGCGCTCGGCTACGGTCATCTTGTCACCAGCGGTGCGGACGACGGCGTTGGCGTGGCTGCGGGTGGAGACGACCTCAGCCGGGGGCTGTTGGCCACCGTTGTGGATCTCCTTGAGGGCAGCTTTCTTCGTGGTGTTGAACTTGGCGATGATGACCTTGCGGGCCTCGTCCACACTGGCCACGATGGGGAGCTTGTAGAGGTTGCAGCGCCCATTGGAGCACTTCTGGCAGGAACCGCAGGCGGCGATCCGGGTGACGGAAGCAGCCTTGATGGAACCGCCCTTGGCCTTGATGAACTCGTGGGACTTCGTACAGGAGCCGAAGTGGTCGGGGTTCAGGTAGCTCAGGCCCATCCCACCGGCATGGCTCTCCAGGAAGTCGTGGGCGAACTGCTTGTTGAACACCCGATTGACGGTCTCCAGGCCAGCGGCGATCTTGGCGGGGCTGATCCCGAGGTGCAGGGCTGCGGTGATCTTGGCCTTGACCTCAGCGTCGGACATCGTGGGGATGCCGTCCGAACCGGCCTTCTGGCCGGAGATGCGGCCCATGGCGGTCCCGAGCAGGCTGTCGTTGTTGTCGGCAACACCAGCGGAGCGACCCCGCCAGTTCTCCTGATTGCGGACGGCTGCGGTGACGCCACCACCGGGAACGGCGGTGTGGTCGCTCTCCCCGGCAAGAGCATCGAGGAACTCGACGTCGGCCTCATCGGTGGAGATGTCACGGAAGTCCTCTCCCCTGTGAATCCCCTCGGTCAGAGTGGAGTCCTGGGGGTCGGGGGTGACGTCATCCAGGATGGCGTCGATCACAGAAGCGTAGACGATGTGCTTGCTCATGTTGACGGTCCCTTACAGCGTGAGATCAGCGAGGATGGTGTTCAAAGTATCCTCGGGGTTGGCGGCATCTGCGGCGAGGAGTGATTCACCGTGGTCCACGGAGGTGGACTCGGTAAGACGCTTGATGCCACCGTCCGCTGTGACCTGCCAGAAGTCACGGGACGAGGGGCACTCATACATGTTGCCTGCAACCCGCTGGAGGTTGAACCGGGCGATGGTCGCCTTGGCCTGCTTAGACAGGGCAGCCGTCTTCGCAGCAGCGGTTTTGGCAGCGGCCTTCGTCTGGATCTCTTGTAGAGCATCCGCGAAGAGGCTGTCATCGCCGTTCTGGTTGGACCTGAGTGCATGAGATGGGGTGTTGCGGTAGGAGGGCATAGACCGGACTCCAGAAACAAGAAATCTTCTTCAACTTAGAGTTCAGAAGTGCGGAGTTGAGAAGTAGCTTCGCCTCGGAGCCTCAGTAGGATGCCTTGGACACCAGGACGTGCTCGAAGTCGGGGTCGGTGATTGAGATTCTGAAGGAGCCGAGGACGCCGGGATCACGCCGGAGGACATGGGTGTATTTGTCCAGCTTCCGTTGGTTGTATCCCTGGCCGCTGGAAGATGCCTTGTCGATGAGGCCGTGCAAGTAGGCCCCCAGGGCGAGTTCCTTGTCGGTGTCCTGGGCCAGGAGGGTCTTGGCGGTGTGGCTGAGGGCACGACGAACATCAGGCCGGTGGACCCTGAACTTCTTGGCCACCAGGGTGAAGCTGTGGACGTTCCGATACTCGTCGATCATCATAGCCGTGGAAACGCCCTTGACGAGTTCATTGAGTCCTCGGGGGGACAGGATGGGGTCCATGTCTTCCACGGTGGGAACACCGAAGAGAACGACGGAACCCAACTTCTTGACAGCCATCCTGAGCTTTGACGAGCAGACGGTCTGGGTGGAACGGTAGAGCTTGGCGATGCACCACTGAGGTCGGTTGAGGAGGTAGTAGGCCAGGAGGATCTCTTGATCTTCTGGAGGGAGTAGACGGAGGTGCTGGATGAAGTCTTCGAAGTTCTCGCGGATGTAGGTTCCGATGTGCTCGGCCATCATGTCGGCCTGAGTCTCCAGGGACAGACAAGTGTCCGCCGTAAGATACTCGGCCTCGTCGTGATAGCCCTTTGACATCGCCCTCGCGGCGACAATCATCTCGAAGTAGGGAGAATTTTCGGCAATAAGGCACCTCCTCAGATGGTAAGTAGCTTCAGTTGATGGTAGTTACAGGCTTGTTCTTTTCTGCTAGGGCCAACTGTTTAGCCAGTTTATTGGCACGACGGGTCGCGTGGCCCTTCAATACGTTCTGCTTTCTGGCTTCGGGGTCGGTGGCCTGCATACGCTTCAAGGTGGCCGCTGCAATCCGGGCCGCACCTTCAGCGGACATGGGCTTACTATTGGCTGCCCCAATCTTTGCAGCCCAGGCAGCCTTCTCCTCATCCGTGCGGGACGCTAGGGCATCTTTGATCCGCCCCCTCGATACCTCAGTGTGCTTGAAGCCCTTCATGGCCTCCACACGGGCAGCCTTGGTAGCTTCCGGCCACTGGCGTCCCCGCATGAACCCACCCTTGGCCTCTCCGGCGATGTTATAGCCGTTCTCCTTGGAGTTGAACCGCTGGAGAGCTTCAGTCTCCAGGGTTTCAAGTTCGGCCTCGGAGCACTCTCCGAGCAGGACGAGTTGGAACGCAGCTTCTCCGTGCTTGTCGAGGGAGCGTTGCAGCTTTGGTGAATGGTGCCGTCCGTTGCGAAGCTCCCAGAGGTGACGACGCCACCGCTTAGTCATCTCCAGTGATGACACGACATACCACTTGTCTGTGATGACGTTGTGAATCCCGTAGATCCCAACCTCACACACCAACTTTGGGTATTTCCGTTTCGGAGCCACCGACTCTCCTATACCAGTGCCAACAGTGTAAGCGAAAACCAGTGGAACCGGAAGTGTTACCCTCCTGATTCCACTGGTTTAGTTCGTTCTAACCCTGTAAGGAGTCAGATGCAACTTTCTGCACTCAACTCATGTAGATAACGGCTTCGTATTCACCGGAGCGGATTTTGTCGCGGACCACATCTTCGTCCTCGGCACCCTCTTCTTCACCAACGGGAACCTGCTGGTCCGTGGCGCGGTCGGAGTAGACGACGACGTATAGGTCGACTTCACCGAAGGTATGAGAGAGGTCGGAGAGCTTCTGGCCAACCTCCTCTTCGTAGTCACCGTCCCAGAACCCGGCACCATGACCGTTGCGGGTCAGCCAGAAGTCAGAGGCCACCTGGGAGTCATCGAGACCTTCGAGGAGATCCCCGGCCTGCTCGATGAAGGATTTGCAGTCAGCGTGGGCCTTCTCCTGGGCTTCGTTGTCGATGTCGTCGATGCTGAAGTTGGAGTCGAGAGGCTCGCCACCGTTGGGGCTGAAGTTGTCGCTGGAGGACCACAGGGCAGTCTCCAGGTAGGAGCGGACGAAGTCGTTCACACGCCAGTCGGGCTCGGGGGTGACGACGTCAGCCTTCTTGGTGTTGACCTTGGCGATCATGAGGGTGTGGCCCTTGGGGACACCGGCAGTCTTGGCGGCGGACTTGGCACCCTCTTCATCCAGGTAGCGGAGGCCCCCGGCGTTCTTCGTGGCGGCGAAGTCCTTGCCGTCGAAGTAGGTGGCCTTGCCACTGGCGTCTACGGCCTTCAGGACGAAGTAGGAGGGCAGTGCCGACCCCATCTTCGCGCTGGAGGTCTTGCTGTAGTTCGCCTGATTGTATTCCTGGTGATGTTCGTCCTGGGTGGCTTCATCCAGCCACTCGCCATCGTTCTCTTCGTCCCACTCGTCTTTGGAGATGGGCATGAAGTCGAATACATCTTCATAGAAGTGTCCGAACTCCTCGGTGCCCACGGTGTCGATGGTGGCACCGATGTAGTTGCCATGGAGTTCGTTACCACCGATCACGAAGGTCGGGCGAAGTTCCACGGGGAACTGGAGGACTTCACCGGCACCCATGGGGGACCGGGTGTAGCCGCTACCGCGCACGAAGCTGCTGAAGGATTCCACACTGAAGTAGATTTCCACCGGCAGGCCGTTGGGGTTGTCTTCCTCTGAGCGGCAGTCAGCCTTGAGGGCAGCTTCGTCCTCGATGGTGACACCAGTGACCTTCAGGAGGTCACCACGCACGTTGCTCAGGCCATGGCTGTAGTCGTGACAGTCGAAACTGTCGATCTCAGGCAGGGAGGTCCAGGTCAGGGCATCCGTGGAGGGGTCGTAGGTGGCCGAGATGTGGCCGTCGAGCCCCTTGAGTTCCAGGGTGATCCCAGCACCAGGGCCAGCGGTTTTGTCGGTGCTGGAGGTCTTGGGATCATCGGTGCCCGTGGGCTTGTTACCCGGGGCCTTCGTGAAGACCACGAAGCCGTTCTTCTGGATCTCTTCGAGGGGATCGTAGAGTTCATACTGGGGATACCACCAGAGATCACCCAGGCCGACGATCTCGTCTCGGTTCTCATCCCACTCCACATCATTGGTGATGATGGGGGCGTCCGTGAGGGCTCCGATCTTCTCGGGGGACAGCCATTCCCAACCATTGGAGGTGGCGTCTTCCATGAACTCGAAGATGTCACGGCACTCGGCGGCAAGGCCGTCATGGTCGCTGATCTTCAGAGCACCATTGGGGAGCAGTTCGATGTTGTGGCGGAGCTTTCTGGCCTGCTTGGACTTATGAGCCGACTTGACGCTGGCGAGGGAGAGCCCACGGCTGCGGACGCCGGGATCGGGATCCAGGACGCCCTGGTAGTTATTCTTGGCGGGCGTCTGGGCCAACTGGCTCTTCAGGGCGATGATCTTCTGGATGATGGCATCCTGCTTGGGGCTGTCGTCAGGCACGGAGAATACCTGCTGGCGGAGGGCGCGGATCTGGTTCTCGATCTCCGCACGGTTGCCCACCCGCTTGGCCTTGAGAGCCTGCTTGGCGGAGGCTTCGACGGGGAACTCTTCACCGGCCTCTTCAGCGTGAGCCTTATCTTCAGGGGTCGTGTCCAGTTCCACACCGAGATTCTCAGCCAGGGCTTCGAGGTATTCAGCGGAGGTGTCGATACCATCGTAGAGTTCCTGGAGAGCTTCCTGGACCTCTTCGGGCTCTTCCTCAGCGATGCGCTTCAGGGCAGCGTAGCGGGGGGCCTTGACGGAACCCTTGTGGGCCGGGGAGGCGTCGTATTCACCGTTGTCGATGCTCTCACTGTAGTCCTTGGCCATCTCTTCGGCCAGGGCCATGCGGACGGGCTTGGGGAAGATGTTCTGGACCTTGTCGCCGGGGGCTCCGAACTCCTTGACATACTTCCGAGCACCCTCATCGACCAGATACAGCCAGAGCTTGGGGGCCAGGGTGGGATCGTAGGTGCCCTTGGCCTTCCGGCGCTGCACGTTCTTGATGATGGGCATCATCTGGCTATGGTAAAGCTGGTAGTCGTTCTCGATGAAGAGGCGGAGTTCCGTCTGGGCCTGCTCGTCGCCTTTGATCTCGATCTCACCAACCTTGGGGGCAGCCCACTTGTTGGTGGCTTCCTTGTCCTCACCCTCGGCGTCTCCACCCAGGTGTTCGACGAGGGCTTCCACCTTCTCAAGCTGCTCCTCATAGTGAGTCTTGAGTTCGCCCAGGGCTTCCAGGACGGCCTCGGGCTCCTCCTCGGCGAATCGCTTCAGGGTGGCGAAGCGCGGAGCCTTGGGAGCCTTGGCAGCCTTGGCCGCTTGGCGATCACGAATGGTAGGGCGCACGTCGGCCTCCTCTTGGTCAATTTCGGGCATGACAATGTTGTCGGGGGTGATGTCGGAGGCAACCACCGACGAGGCTTCGACGGGGGATAGCTCTTTTTTCTTCAAGGTGTTGACGAGGCTGCGGAAGGTCTCACCAGCGGGGGCACCGCTGCTGTTGGCGAAGGCGTCAATGGCCTTGGCGAGGGCACGGCGGGTATGGTAGAAGTTCTGCTTGCCCGTGCCGGTTGCCGACGTCCACTCTTCCAGTGCATCAGCACGGGCGGCGTCACCCTTGTAGGGGTTGTCCACGAGGATGTCGAACATAGTTAGGATGCGGCGGGCACCCGTGGGATTCTCCGTCCGGGAGAGGTAGGTGGCGAAGGCATCCCGAGTGGACTTGACGGCCATGTTGGAGATGCCGTTCTCGTTGCTCTCGTCGGCGAGGCTTCGGACACCAGGGGGGACCATGTCGAGTAGGGAGGGCTTCCCGCCGTCCCAGCCTTCGGGGTTGTCGCCGATCTGAGATTCAGGGATGTCCCTGTGGCGCTTTAGGATGAATTTCTTCACGATGTCCGAACCCGCCGTGGACTTGCCTTCGAATGGCAGGATGCGGGACATGATGAAGTTGGAGACCCGCTTCTCCAGGGGGAGGCTCTGGTCACCCTTCGTGGGGTCGAACTTCTGGAGGATGGTGAGGCCGGATGCCCCGTTCCCGGTGCCGGGAGCGTAGAGCAGCTTGGTCAGCATCTCGTAGATGGCCTCTTCCAGGGTGTCGTCATCCTTGGTCCACCGGAACTTGCGGTAGACGCTCAGGAGGAGACCGTCCCAGTTCTTACTGGTGTCAATCGGCAGGCCAGCTTCCTGGATAGCCGTATTGATATAGAGGGAGAAGTAGGTGCCAGCAGCTTCCTTGAGGGCGGCGATGAGCCGACGCCAGGGAGCGGGGACCATACTGAGGCCAGTCTTGGCAGAAATGACATGACGCTCAATACCCGAGGCGGACTTCGCCTGGATGATAAGCATGTCGTCACCGACAAGATTGGAGGCCACGATCTTCAGGGCCGAGCCAGTCTTCGCACTGTAGGCGGTGGAGCCCACGGGGAAGGCAGAGGCGATGGTTCGAAGGCTACCCGTCAGGAGGAGCGGGGGGTAGGGTTCAGAGATGTCAGGCTGCTGTAGCGTGAAGTCCGGCGTTTCCTTGGCCTTGGCCTTCTCTCGCTCTTCCAGGTAGACTTCAGGATCGAAATCCTCAGCCTTCTTCACCCCGGCAGCGATGAGTTCGGTCTGGATCCGGCCCTCAGCCACACCATGACTCTCGGCATAGCTGACGGCGGCTTCCACACTGCTTGCAGCCTTCTCGCGGAAGGTCACAGAGCTAAAGGCGTCAGACGTGGAAATCGGAGCTACAGAAGCCTTCCGCTTCGGGGTCTCGACGGGAACTACCCCGGCGAAGACAGAGGCAGACAGCTTCATGGTGCTCTCCTTGTCTTAGTCCAGGATGAACAGGTCTTTGTCGGTGCCGTCGCTGGTGTCGTCGCTCGTGAGGATCTCGTTCAGGGTCTTCTCGAACTCAGCGTGATCGGCGAAGCCGGGGGCCTTCTCGGCTGCCACCTTGGCTGCCATCTTGGAGCCGGGAGCGAGCTTGTTGACCTCACCGGCATAAAGCCGGTCCATGACGGTGCGGTCGGGGTTGGCGATCTTGGCCATGTTGTCCACCTCTTGGAAGTTGGGAATCGGGAGGAGTTTGAACCCCCACTACATCACTAGGGGGGAGGGAAGTTGAGATTTGAGGTTAGATGATGAACCAGTTGGTGCCGTCGAACTGGCAGCAGCGGCCCTGCATGGGGGACGACAGGGCCACAGATGCAGCGCCGTCGATGTTCCGACCGTTGCCGTGGATAGTGACCTTGTGGTTGGTGGTGTCGATCTTCTTGATGTGGATGATCTGCCCGATGGCGGGTGAACCCATAAGGTAGATCGTGATGGCCTTGGCGGTGGCGTCCACCAGGATGGTGTAGTCCGAGACACTGGCGGTGTAGTCGTCGGTCTTGGTGACGATGGTGCCTGCGAAAGATTGGGCCACTGGAGCTTCTCCATTGTCGAACTGCATCATGATGGTGATCGTGGCAGTCAGGGGGACACTGTCTACGATGATGGGTTGGTCGAGGTCGTCCAGAGCGGAGACCGTGACGTCTGTCGTCTTGGTGAATCCGGGGACATGTGTGTAGAGGCCATAGCCGAGGCTGTTGTCCAGGATACCTGAACTGAAGCCACCTGTGATCCGCACTTTGGCGACATTGGGGGCCGTCCAGTAGAAGCCTACCTGCTGGTGCTCCAGGATGGGGTTCGGCAGGGCGTAGAACAGGGTGATGATGGGATCTGAGGAAGTCAGGTCATAGTCCGGGCTTGCAGGCATGTTGCCCAGCACGGCGAACCCGGAGACGCGATTGATAGCCATTACCGTTTGTCCCTATCGTCATAGCTCATGACGTAGACGCCGACTTCCTTCTTGAGGGTTGCCCGCTCAAGCCGTTGGACAGCTACCTGCAACCGGAGGGGGTCGTCAGGGTGGAAGCCAATAGTCGGGGAGTTCACCATGTAGAGGGGGTCGAGGTCGTTGTTGTAGCCGGTGCGAGAACTGTAGCGTTGGCTGAACTCAAAGTCATCGGCCATGTGGGCGATCTGGACGACCCCGTTGTCCGTCATGAGCATGTAGACCATCCGGTTGGGGGTCTTGAGGAGGGCTGGATACACGAGGGTGTGCTTGATGGCGCAGAGTTGGTGGACCTTGATGGTGCCTGACTTCAGGGCTAGGCGGGTCAGGCTGTAGTTGTTCGACCCGAACTCCCGGTAGGTGAGCACCCAGATTCCGCCCTCGGTGGTGCTGAAGTAGACCCTGGCCACATCGAAGCCTGCATCGTCCTTATCCTCCAGGACAGACACCCAGGTCACGTTGTCCCGCAGCTTGAAGATTTTGGAGTTCCCGTAGGCCCTCACGCGAAGCTGGAAAATCGAGGTGACGTAGAAGATGCAGGTGACGCCGTTCAGATAGGCGACCCCCTTGGCCAGGGGAGAACCCTCATTGACCAAGGGGACGTAGGTGTCTGAAACGATCCTAGTCATTAGACGCGACGACCCCAGCAGTAGTTGATGTGGAGGGTGGTCCCGGTCGGGACGTAGGTGGGGCCACCGAGGAGTCCACCATCAGAGCCAGCCACACCCGTGGGGCGTCCAAAGAATACGAACCCGAAGTAGGGGTGAACCTTGTAGGTGCCGGGGGAGAGGGGATTGCCGTAGAGCCAGCCGGTCACTGCACCCATGCTGCCACTCTGGTCAGCATTGTAGGGTGCCCCCAGGAGGGATGGAGCCTGATTGTCGACCCAGAGGGTTGCGACGTCCGGGGCGATACCAAGGCACTCGGGGTCGTAGGTGCCCTTCTCAGGGGTGTTCACGGCTGCGGCGTTGCTACCCAGGCGGGTAGCGTGATTCGTCGGGATGCCGTAGTCGTAGAAGGTGTAGTCCCCCACCCAAGCCTGTGAGGTGGTGGTCGTGTCATTGCAGGGCTTCTGGATGGTGACCCGGAACTTATGGACATCCGTGATGCGGTCGAAGCTACGCATGTAGGAACCCGCAGAGGTCCACAGGGGGGCGATTTCAAAGAAGCCATTACCTTGGTCCACTTCAAACTTGTGGCCCTGGGTAGGCCAGGATCCGCCAGAGGATATGTCAGTGATGTCCCAGGTGCTCTTGAGGGGCTGGTCGAAGAGGTAGACGTCACCGATGCTCGTATGGTTGTCTGAGCAGGCAAGCACCTGGAGGCGGAAGTAGAGGTAGTTGGTGGCAGTGTCGGTCACGGTGAAGGTGTTGCCCGTGGTGCTCGGGGCCGTGCGGGTGACGGTGTGGAGGTTCACCCACATCGAACCGTCGGTGGAGCCCTGCATGGCCCATTTAGTGATGGTGCCCAGGGCGTCCGTGAAGCTGTAGGCCCGGAGGTTGCGGCCATTGGGATGCGCGGCTGTGGACCTCAGCTTGACCTGGACGTAGGGTGTTCCACCGAGGTCATTGGTCTGGAAGCGTTGCCCCAGCCCTGCCCTGCCAGCGAAGGCCATCCAGGCTTGGTAGCTGTCGTTGTATTCGCCCGAGGAGGATGCCACTGAAGTGGTGCCGTCCTGGAAGGTGGTCGTGTTGGCTGAGAGGGGATCGACGAAGCTGGAAGTCCAGTCTGGGCAGGCGGGGGCGATGGTGCCGCTACCAGCAGGGACCGTGGTGCCATCGACAATCATTCCGACCGGGTAGGTGACGGTGCCCGTGTAGGTGACGACGATGGGGGCGTCATTCATGCCGCCCCCGGCTTTCACCTTCGGGAATACGGCGATGGTGTTGGCCGAGTTGTAGGTGATCGTGTCGGGGCCGGTTGCCGTCAGGGAGACGTGGTTGCCCACGGTGTAGAGGCGGAAGCTCGGGGCAGCGTAGTCGCTGAGGTTCCGGCTCTCGGTGATGTTGTAGGTCTTGCCCGTGAAGAAGGCCATGGTGTAGCGGGCCTTACGGGCGAACTTCTCGAAGCCATAGGTGGCATTGATGGTGTGCCACTCACCCGCAGCGAAGGTGGTCCCGGATGCGGGACCAAAGTTGACCTTCAGCCCCCACAGGATGGGGATGGCCGTGTTGGGCGTGGAAGGAACGGTGTAGGCGTTGGTGGTGGCGTCCGCGAAGGTGTCCGCCAGGGTCCAAGCCGAGTTCACCCACTTGTAGTAGGTGGGGGTGAAGCGGTAAGCCATCTTGCCGCTGCCGTAGGCGCTCCCATTATCAGAGTCGTCCTGCTCAGGGATGGTAACCCCGAAGGTCGGTCCCACATAGAAGGATAGGAGACTGGTCCAGGTTAAAAAGTTGTAGGGGTAGTTGAAGTAGGCCCGACCAGCAGACATCTCATCCTTGCGGAAGTAGCCAACGGTGTCTTCATTGGCACGGTCTGTGTGATAGGAGGTAATGACCTGGGTCTTCGTGGTAGCTCCCCCCTTCCAGTTGAAGCCATCGGGAGCGTAGGTATTCTTGATGTCATTGTAGTCGTTAGCGAAGGCCCACTCGGCGTAGTGGAATACCACGCGATTGTCGATGGCGTTCTTCAGGAACTCCATGTGCTTCACGGCATCGGCGACGAATACCGAGTTGGGGGTGCCCTGACCGATGGCTGTGATGTCGGTGTTGGAGATCGTGGCGAGGGGCTTGGTGGTATCCACAACGAACAGCTTGTCGTTCTGCCAGTTGGCCTGGAAGAGCACGAGGTTAGGCTGGACCTCACACAGGTGGGTGTAGGGAAGTCCCGTGCCCCAGTAGGAGTTGTCAGCCTTACCGGCGTTGAGGCCAAGATCGAGGGGGGATACGTTCCAGGCTAGGGTGGTTGGGTTGAAGAACATCAACTGCCACTCCCACCAGTTCATCCCCACGGAGCCACTCGCGGGGTTCCCGTTGTTGACATAGAAGTTCCCGGCGTCGTCGTTAAACACCTTGGAGATGAAGTGGGTCCGCTGAGTTCCGTGGGCGGCTGACATGTCGGGGGAGGTGGTGATGGAGCCCAGGTCGCTCAGGGAGAAGATGGAGCGGCTGGTGCCGACTTCTAGGGTGTCCGTGTAGGGGACACCGAAGCTCGACCCAGATATGGCAAACATGATGTAGTAGTCGTTGAGGTTGGTGTCCAGGGCCATCTCGATGAAGTCCGTGTCCACTTCGGCCACGCTGTTCACCAGGGAGATCGTGGCCCCACCGTTAAATGTGATCGGGACGATCTCATCGAAAGGCTGACCAGCCAGGGGGGTTGAGATGGTCCCGCCCCTCCACTTGCTGTTGGAGCCATCGGTGCCGTTCTTGGCGACTCGGGCCACACGGGCTTTCAGGACGTTGTAGCTGCCGGATGCGGTGCGGCGAAGCCTGACCTTGAACCGGGGGAGGAAGGTGTTGGCGGATACAGAATCCCCAAGGCGGAAGATCAAGGTCTTGTTCTGGCCATCTCCACCCCAAGTCTGTGTTTCAAGGTTGTCCCATCCGAGTTCCGTGCGGAACACATCGGGGCGCATGGTGGTCTGGCGAACCTTCTCAGCGACGATGGCCAAGTTGCCGTTGGACAGGGGGATCATCTCGGTGAGTGCCCTGGAGCCCAAGCGCCCGTTCAAGGGGCTGTAGTTGATAGGCCCCCAGGTGTTCGCCACGGTGTCGTATTCGCACACGCCCACGGTGGGAGTCTGCTCAGAGAAGTTCAGGGGGTTGACCGTGTGGTTCCCCATCAGGGCGTAGAGCTTGGTGCCCTGCCAGGACAAGCCGGAGCAGCGGGATTCCGTGGGGAGGCTGTTGCCACCACCGGAGTTCACTGCGGCCAGGGCATACAGGGAGCCGTTCTTCACGGTGAAGTCGTAGACTGCCAGTTCACCGCTTTCGGACAGGAAGTAGATTTTGGGGTCCACGGTATTGGGGGTCGAGGCCACACCAGCAATGCGGGGCTTGGTCGCAGAGGGCCAGATGGCTTTCAGGTCAATGAACAGGACGGGGTGGAGCCCCATCTTGGTGGAGTGGATACTGGCATTGGTGCCGTAGACAAACCCGTAGTATTCCTCGTTGATCTCGAAGCGGGCAGCCCCACGGATACGGCTCTCACACAGGACACGCTCGACCGGGTGACGGTCGATGATGCGGGAGTCAGCCAGATCCATGTCGACCCCAGCGTAGGTACCATCTGGGTAGCCCACGCCATTAACCAACAAGATGCCGGTGGGGGCGTTCCACTGGAAATGGAGCCGGGAGATGTAGATGTGGAAGGCACGGGTGCAGAGATCGGGGTGCCCCGTGATGTCCTGGAGTTCCCAGGTGCTCAGATCCAGAGCGTGGAAGGGGCTCGTGGCGATGTGGGTGGTAGGGCGCTCTTCCAGGCAGAACTGCACATTGCCCGATCCCACGGTTCCGCCATTGGCGATGTGGGCGATCAGGTAGGAGGGGAGGTGATACTTGGACCGGCTGTAGCTCGACCCCGTGAGTGAGATCGTGCTGGAGCCGTCTTGGGGGAGGTGTGCGGAATCGCTGTCCCGGAACTGCGTGTAGGCGTTGTTGATGTGGGGCCACGCCGTGGAGTGGCCGTAGCAGGGCTCGTAGTCCACCGTGCTCAAGGCATCGAGGGTGACCCCATCCGAGATGAAGCCCCCGGAGAAGCTGGCGACGGTCCCGAAGCGGGAGACCTCGTCCACCTGGGACGAGGTTCGCATGTAGTAGCCACCCTGAGGACGGAGCCGTGTGGATGCCTCTTGTGGATCTGACCACTGACCTATGTGGCGGGTCTTGGAACCTGTATCGTCGAAGGCGCTGGGGTTATGGGTGGCCCACCGGGAGACAGGTATGACATAGCGGGTCATCTGGCCGTTGATGTTGTCAGCCTGAAAGGCAGCCTCACAGCCGTAGGCACCCAGGAAGGGTGTGGAAGTCAACCAGAAGTCGGTATCGGTGAACAGGTTGGCGTTGATAGATGCAGTGATGTGTGCGCTGACGGCCATTGTGCTACTCCACAGCTACGACGGAGACGTAGTAAGAAACTTCAAGGATGTCCGGCGTCTGGTTTCCGTTGTCGCGGCCCCGGATATGAAGGGCTGCGGGCAGCACCAGGAGGGTCTGAAGCCGGAAGAACCCAGGGGTGTCTCCGGTGACACCGTCAACGGCATCGTCTCCACCAGTATATTCAAAGCTGCCCAGGCCCATGGCCCTGAGATTGAACATGACACCGGGGAGCTTGACCCACTTGAAGAACAGGCGGTGCTTGCCGCCCTGCATGGCCCAGGTGTTGCCCGCCCAGTAATGATCTGCCTGGGTGTCGCCACCTCGGCCCTGGTGATAGGAGTAGGGAGCCCAGGGATCCTTACGCCAAGCGTTGTTGAAGTTGGCGGTGACCTGCAAGGGGTTGTAGCCCACACCATACTGGGTGAGGAATTTGTCCCACTTGGTCTGCCCGCTGGGGTCATCCTGGAGCAGAAAGAGGTAGGGGTGGTTGCCCCGACGGTCGTGGACATAGATGCGGACGTCTGGAGCCGCGAAGTTGTCCGAGGTGTCGTTGTGGGTCTCGACCTGCTGTAAGACCTCTCCCGTCTCACCGGACTTGATGGTGATTTCGACGACGTTCTCATACTTCATACTTACGGTGTTGGCATCCATCGGTCCTCAATCCTCCCAAAACTTCCTGTTTTTGTGCCTTCAACTACGGTAGCACGGATAGGACTAGCGGCGTAGGGGATGGCGATAAACGCTCCACGGCCATTCTCTCCCCCCATGGTGACATCTAGGCCAAAGGACATAGTCCCTTCAGAACTTTGTGCGACATCCACACCGCTCTCATTAACGATGTTGAAAAACATCTGCCTGGGATACATATAGGACCAAGCCGCTGAAGATTCACCTTCAGTCGTGGCGGTCCCCATCGGGTCGTAGTAGATCGTTCTCAGCGTCTTCGGGATGACGTCGGAGTCCAGGGTGAGCGTGATGCCCTTAGGGCTCTCCAAGCGGTCCCAGGGGTCGTTGGGCCTATCAGGGTTGAACAGGTGGCCCCACGACACGCAGTAGTCCATCTGGAGCTTGGGGGTGCCGGTGACGGGCACATTGGCGATCTCCCCCGTCCAGTCCATCATCATCACCCACTGGTCCGCAGGGGCACCCATGGGCTTGCTGTAGAGCCTCCACCCGCTGAAGGTGACAGGGTCCGGGTTGAAGCCGGGGGCGCGGGAGATCAGCGTGGTGTAGGTTAGGGTGGCACTGTCGTAGACGAGGGCGTCCACCCGCTGAAGGGTGTTGCCTGGGGCCATCACATCGGGGAGATTGCGACCGTAGGCGGACGACCCAAACACTGAGAAGGCCAGGGCGTCTTCACTTCGCTGAATGGAGATGAAGGGGGTGTAGGTGACGGGATCTACCTGGGTGGGGGGCCAGTCAATCGTGCTCATCAGGCGGGCGTTGAGCACACCCATGTAGTCGAACAGCACCATCTGAACACCTTCCCCGTAGGGAACGACGGTGGGGCGGACCCCAGGGCCGATGAAGAACCACGTAGGGAGATCCCCGGCTGTGTCGGGACCAGTGGTTTTACCCAACTGGGCGACATAGATCCCGCCGTCCATCTCCTTTGCGATCAACATGGTGTTCTTTGCTCCTACTGGTGGTGTGGGGAGTCCGGGGGAGGGTGCCTACCTCTTACTGAGGCGGACCCCACTGAGTAGCCCCGTTGGCCAAGCCCCAGGCAGCCATGTTCTCGAAGATGAAGGCATCGCTCTTGGTGTCGGGGTAGACAGCGAGGTCCAGGAGGGCAGTCTTGCCCTGGGTGCTGTATGGAATGCCCATGAGAACGCCGAGAGCAGGGATGTTGTTGACAGACCGGACCTGGGGAGGCACCCCGCTGAAGGATCCGAGATCAAGCTGGGCTGAAGTGGCCTTACGGTTGTTGTAGAACGTATCCAGAATGAAGTGCCTGGGCATGTCGGCTGTCGTGATACGCAGGGCGAAGAATGACACAGCGCCAAACACCTGCCCAATCGGGCGGTCAGCGGCAAGGGGACCGGGGAACTGGGAAGTGATGGTTGAACTATTCCGCTGGAGGTAGGGGAAGGGCGGATAGACATCGTCCCACCGCAATCGAATGGCTTCCGTGTATTTCAGGGGGTCGTTGTTCGATCCGTTGGCCGCGATGGTCAGAATGTCCCCGTTGGCAAACAAGTTGCTCGTGGGTCCACCGGCCTGGGTCCACACGGCCATCATGATGGTCTTCATGGGCCAGTCGGAGCCCTCCACATACATCAGGTCGGCCCCGCCGTTAGCATCAGTGACCTGATAGCCGTATTGGAGGGGGTCTCCGGTGCTTGCGTTGTAGGGCCGACCACCGATACCTGCATGGGCGACGTTGAGGGGAATGGCAGGCCCAGACGGGGGGCAACAGTAGGACTCACTGGCGGGGCAGAAGTCCGTGGGTAGGGCCGTGCCGATTTTGTTCGTCAGGTTGTAGCTGTTGCCCCTCAGATTGCTCAATGCAGTCTGGTTCGTCCCAGACACCACTCCATCCGTGAGAATGAGGGCGTTGTCGCTGATGAACTTACCCATGTAGGGGGACATCAGATTGACGTCCAGCGTGGGAGGATGGGTCGCCACGGGAGTCCCATCGAGCAGGATGATGAGAGTCGTGCTGCCCTGGAAGTTCGGCGTCGTGATGACCATGGTGCCCAGGCCAGCCGCCCACACCACACTCTGAACGGGGTAGGAACGGCCCCCGATGTCCGTGACGGTGAACCGGGTCTTGTCGGCGGAGAAGGCGGAGAGGGTATCCCCGAGGATGCCCTTGGCACGTAGGGTGATCGTGGTGTTCTTTGAATTGATGAGGTTGGACACAGGAACTCCCGACAGGGCTTAGGGGTAGGTGTTGCTGCCGATGGTGACGCCGAAGGTGCGGAGTGCCCCATCGTTCAGGACTGCGGGGTCGTAGTCATGGGTGAATACGTTGAAGGCCCAAGGCCGGGGATCATCGAGGACCACCACGTCGAAGCTGGCGGCAACCATGAACTCCACCAGAGCCCCATTCACGATGGAGGGGTGTCCGCCACGGCTCAGGCCATTCAGCGTCGGGTTGGCCTCACCCTCGAAGGGTGGGTTGGGCATGTGGTGGATGACCTGTGTAACGGCGTTGAAGTCCAGGGCACCCTTGAGGAAGATGTAGTAGGAGTTCGTCGCGGCGTCGTAGTTCGAGGAGTCCACCACCATGAGCTTCCCACCGTTGTAGATGGAGAGATCCCTGGAGGGGTTGAAGTTCCCGATGGTGCTGTCCGGGTTGGTCAGCGGTCCACGCATGGGGTCCAGCGAGAGCTTCACTCGGTTTGGGTAAGGCGTCTGGAGGACGACCTGCATGGCTTAGTCCTCCTTTGGAATCAGGCGTGAGAGATCCTTGAGGAGGCGGTTGATCTTGATGATTCCGTCGTCATCGTCATCGTAGACCGTCACATTGCTGGGAGCCTTCTTGGGCGGGCCGTAGGTCTTCACAGGCCCCTTGCGGGTGACTTCCTGCTTGACGACCACGGGTTCGGGCTTCTTGCTCTTGGCAGGCTCTTTCTTTGGGGCTTCCTTCTTGGCCGGGGTCTCAGGCTTCGTCGGATAGGGTGATGGGGTCTTCGGGGTGGTCTTACCAGGGGCCTTCGTCTTCGGGGCCTCATCATCGACCACCTTGACGTTCTTGCCCTTGCCGGGAGCCTTCTTAGGGGCCTCGTCCTCGTGCTTCTGGAGGACACGATCCACTTCCTTCTGCTTCTTCTTGGCGTCGTCGTCCCGGTAGCGTTCCAGCAGGCGGGCGATGACAGGGGTGATGCGGTCGCTGACAACCTTGATGTGCTTGCAGATGACGAACTGGAACCTCTTCCCCTCGGTGGGAGGTTGGAGCATGGGCCGGGGCGTCCCATAGAGAGCATCACCGTCGAATAGGTTCCACTGAGCCCCCCAGTAGAGGAAGGCGGGGCAACTGCACTGCACACGGACATCCAGGTTGTCCACCGTGGATTCGCTGTCGATCTTCGTGGGGTCGAACTTGATGCTGACCTTGTGGCCACGGGGATCCGAGTAGGATTCCTTACAGACCACACGGTAGGTCAACAGGAACGCTTTGGTGTCCGTCCTGGTGACGCTGGCTAGGCAGTTCGGGGCCTTCTTGGTGGAGAACTCGGAGGTCAGGGCGACAAGCTCGTTCAAACTGAAGGCGAGCTTGTAACGACCCTGCCCCCGATGAACCCCTAGGAGGTTGATCGGGAGCCAGAGTCCGTCTTCATTGGGAGACCTGCCGTGACCACACATGCTTGCTTCTCCCGGAAGGGGCTACTTCTTCTTGCCCTTCTGGGGAGCCTTGGCGGCAGCGGTCTTCGGCTCTTCAGCCTTGACTTCCTTGGCAGGGGCCTTTTCCTCAGTGGGAGCTTCCTCAGCGGGAGCTTCCTCAGTGGCAGGGGCCTTTTCCTCAGTGGCAGGGGCCTCAGTGGGAGCTTCCTCAGTGGGAGCTTCCTCAGTGGCGGGAGCTTCCTCAGTGGCGGGAGCTTCCTCATTGGCGGGAGCTTCCTCATTGGCGGGGGCGGCTACGGGGGTGTTGACGGTCTCGGTGAGCCAGCCAGCGGCGACCATGGACATCACGGACGTCAACGAGCGGTTGAACACGCCGACGCTGCTCTGGTTGCGGTAGACAGCGAGCTTGTTCGTGGGCTCGGTGTGGACGCAGATGTCGGCGGCTCGGATGTAGAAGTCGTCGTCACTGAGGTAGATGGTCTTGCTGGCGGTAAATTCACGCTGTTGCACGAGGTGTCCTCCGTTGAGTGGCTAGGTCGCCACAGACTGTTCTCTAACCTAGAAGTTGGAAGTTGATGGACTGAACTAGCCCTTGGCCTTCAGGGTGGATGCCTGCGCCCTCCTGGCGGCGGTGAGCTTTCGGTTGCGCTCCTTTCTAAACGCCTTCTGGTAGGCGTCCTGGCAGTCGTTACACGTCAGCCTATGCCCCAACAGCTTAATCGAGTGGGTGGATCTCCGAATGGGGACGCCACACTTACTACAGTGGGTTTCGACGAGGTCATCTGTTGGAAGGGAGCACATGAGGGAGTTTGATTTAGATGCCTTTCTCCTTGAGTCTGTGAGGGCTGGAAACGCCCGCCGAGGTGTGCCTTTACTCAACCTGAGGGCGGCGTGAGCCATTTTCAAACGCTCCATAACGGCCTCTGGGTTCTTAGCGTTTTCCAGCTTCCTAGCCGCAGAAAAACGACTGTGGGTGAGCGTTCCACTTAGGCCAAAGGTGGAGGGAATACCAAAATGGTCACGATAGCCATCAGCGTCCATCCCGTGGGATTTCACTAGGTGGGCACCCAGCATCTTGAATACCTTCCCACAGAGGAGGCATTGGATCTTCTCACCTGAGAGGTAGGCTTTCACCTCGCCCATTGTCTTAAACTTTCCCTCCTGGGGAAAACCCTCGATGGGTTCCAGGGGCTTGTTTTTTACCCTCACGACCATATCCGCAAGTTTTCGCATTAGGATCTAATCCTTTCACAGTCAGGATACCAAGGTTTTTTTGGGGGAGGGTTTACTAAAGGGGGAGAAGGGCCGTGGCCGCAGGACCAATGGGGCACCCCCGACCACTCAACCTCAGCCAGAGCCCAGCCTGCCTCCACCGTTCAAACCTCTCCGGGGTGCCCAGGCCATTCCTGATGTCGAGCATCCCACTCAAGATGTTGTAGGCACGACACCGCACCTTCCAGTTCTTACGCTCCTCCCAGAGGGCGTCCTTGTCACCAGCGTCCCATGCCCTCCCTAGGGCCTCATGCTCCTCAGCAGAAATGGCCTCAAAGGCTTTCCTCGCCCGAGTCACACCCTTGGGGATGTTAGTCTTTCGTAGCTCGTGGGCACTCAGTTGGCCCTCGGGTAGACGGTAACCCCTGCCCAGGCTGGTTGTCGCGGGGATGAGCGTATCGAACTTCAAATTGCCGGATGCGTGGAGCCAGAAGGACGCCTGACGCCATGACTTCTTGTTCTTCTCCGTGGCGTTACCCAGACGGATCAGGAGGATGCCGGTTAGAACTGTGTAGGCAGTCCGGGATGACGCGAAGGGCTTACGCAGGGCGACAAGCTCATCCTCAGTGGGGACAGCTAGGGCGGCTACAAATGCCTTCGTTTCTGCCTCGGTGTAGTCTGGCATCTTGGCCAGGGCCAGGGAGGCTGCTCGCCGCATCCTGGTGTCCTCGGATTGAACGTGGCCTAGTAGGGCTTGGCTGATTTTCTTGCGAGTGGCCTCATCCCTTTTCCTGCCATAGGTCCAGTGGTCTTCACCAGAGGGCTTGTTTGTAAATGCAGGATGCTCAGGATGTTCCAAGAAGAACTGATTGCGTGTTGCCGACATATTGGCCTTAGTGTCATTTCCATGCTCCCGACCCTGGAAGCCAAACCCGGAGTGGACGGGCCTACCCTTCATAATCTCCGATCTACGCTCCCTGGCTTTCAGGCACCAGGGCTTGCCTAACCCTCGGGCGGTCTCATAGGCTGCGGCGATCTCTGCAAGGAACTCCTCAGAGTATAGGCTGCGTTGGAGCTTCTTAAATTGGACCCCCACCATCATCTTGAATGCCTGTCGAACACTGGGTTCACCCGGAAGTGCCCTAAAGAGGTAGTAGTGGGCAATGAGGTGGTCAGCAGGGCAGAGGTTCACCTGATTCCAGGGGTGCTCGTCCCAGGAAGCATAATCGGGGAAGGCCGATTTAGGGAGGATGTGGTGCCTGTCTATAAGGCCAGATGCGGAAGAATGAGTGCGGGGGTGGGTGGGCAGCACAAAGGCTAGGTAACGGTCTACCCAGGCGATGTCGTGGTGCTTGGTAGTTAGAAGGGCTTTGATGTCCATAGGTCACTCCCCACCCCTAGGATACCCCAATTTCTATGAAGATTAAAAATAATTTTTGGTGGAGATTAGGTTGATTTACACTCAAAGAGGGGTATCAAAAAGGGCCTCCGAAGAGGCCCTTAAAGTTTCGCAGAATTGCGAGAAACCCTTGAGTTACCGGGTGATCTTGCAACGCTGAACGGCGCTCGGGTTGAAAACCAGCAACCCAAGATTTTCGAAGATCGAGAAGCCGATCTGGCGGAGGTCAGGGCGGTCAGCCGACATCACGGTCAGGGGGATACGCTCGGGGATGACGCCCAGGAACTCGGCATCGCCCAGGAGGTAGAAGGTGCCAATGGTCACCTTCCTGGACTGGAGAATGGTGGCTCCCCAGATGTAGCCCATCACGCCGGTCTTGAGCAACTTGC